CACAAGGTCAAACAGTTGGGATATGAGTTTGCAATGCTTCACGGTGGGGTTATAAAAAATGGATTACAGCGGAAACAAAAATGCCGGCATAGAATTTAATATGCAGTTTGACCGCAAAGCGGCAGACATTCACACATCAATACCGGCCATCATCCAAAGCGTGGACTATGCCAATCAGGTGGTGTCTGCCATTCCGGCAATTCAGATAAAAATTGTTGATCCAAACACCAAGCTGGTCAGATACATCAACCGGCCATTAATCACAAACATCCCTATGGCTTTGGCATGGAGCGAGGGATTGGGCCTTGGAACAACGATGCCTTATAGAACAGGCGACAAATGCACGCTTATATTTGCCGAGAGAGCCTTGGACAACTTTTTAATCACCGGACAAATATCAGCTCCCTCAGACGGACCAACACCGGAAACTTGCACAATTCGGTGTTTTGATGAAACCGATGCCATGTGCTTCCCCGGAATTATCACAAAGGTAAAAATTCCAAACTATAGCTCTGATGCGGTGGAAATACGCAACGCCGACAAAAGCTCATTGTTTAGCTTATCAAACACTAGTTTGACATTAAAACAGGGTGGAGTTAGTATAGTTTTAGCAAATGAAAAAATAACCATTGTTGGAGATGTTGAGCATACCGGAAATGAAACAATAACCGGAAACATCAGCCACACCGGCGACCAAACAACCACCGGAACAATTACCGGACAAACGGATGTTGTGGCTGCCGGCATAAGCGGAAAAGGACACACGCATAAATATAACCCCGGACCGGGTGGACCAGTACCATCTCAACCGCCGGAATAGGAGAATATTATGAGCATTGACATGGCGATAAGCGAAAAAACAGGCGACATTGCCACAAAAGACGGCAAGATGTATTATGTGACCGGTGGTAATGAGGTTGCTCAAAGAGTTGTCACACGCATCCGCCGCTTGAAAGGCGAATGGATAAACTACACTCCTGCCGGCATCCCTTATTTTACTGAAATTTTAGGCACAAAAAACGTGCAAAAGTTTAATTTATTGTTACGTAAAGAGATTTTTAATACCGAGGGGGTTGAAGAAATCCGCAAATTAAATTTGCTATTTGACAATAAAACAAACTCATGCTCGGTCTATGCCGAAATAAAAGTTAAAGGCGAGTTTTTCACAATCAGCGAGGATTTATAAAATGGCAGAATTTGGAATGACAGATACCGGCTTCAAGCCAAAAAGAATTTCAGACGTCTATGAGAGCATTAAAGCCAGAATAACCGAAATCACAGATGAAAAAACCGGAGAAAAGGTTTTTCAAAACGAAAGTGACGATAGCTTGTTTATGCAATTTAGTTTTATTGTTGCGGAAGCTATTGCCGAATGTTGGGAGCAAGCGTTCCAAGCCTCAAACGTTCGTAGGCCCAGAAATGCCAAAGGAGCCATTTTGCGAGGGTTAATTCAGCTCAACGGATTGTTGGCCAAGTTTGGCAGCCAAACACAAATTAACGTCAAATTCACCGGCTTGAAAGATGCAACCATTCCTCAGGGCTCGCTTATTTCAGATGTGGAAAACTCTGTTAATTATTCTGTGGATAAGTCGGTAACAATTGGAGCGGACGGAACCGCAACCGGCACGGCAACCGCATTAACCAAAGGGCCAATCAACCCAAACAACAATACGGTAATTGTAATTAAAACACCAACATACGGCTGGACAAACGTCACAAACACCGGTGTTGTGGTTGTGGGAGCAGAACCGCAAACAGATGAGGAACTCCACCTTGAACAACAAAGAGCCACATCAAACACGGCATACCGACAAATTGATGCCATTTATTCTGGTCTTTTGAATGTCCCCGGTGTGGAATTTGCTCGTGTATATCAAAACACCGGATTGACCACAGATAGCCGAGGAATTGAAGCCAAGAGCGTTGCGGCTGTTGTTGTTGGTGGCACAAACGAAGACATTGCAAACTCTATTGCAAAAAAATCTGCAAATATCAACAGCTTTTTTGGCACAACCGAGGTGGATGTAACAGACAACCAAGGTCAGGTTAACAAAATCAAATTTAGCCGACCGGAAGAAGTAGAGATTGATGTTGAAGTTAATATCACGGTTACAGATTCCGCTTTATTCCCTGCTTCAAAGCAAGATGCCATCAACCAGATAAAACAAAACATAATCACTTATGCCGAGTATAATTTGCAAGCCACAGAGGGTTTTGCTCCCGGTGTGGACGTTGTTCGCACAAGGTTATATACTCCGGTCAATGAAGTCCCCGGCTTTAAGGTCAACAGCCTGAAGATTGGCAAGCATGGCCAAGGAGCCGCCGCAGAAAACGACATTGATATTGCATGGAACCAAGTTGCCGTATTTAAGGAAGCCAATATCAAGGTAGAAGTTGTATAGGGAGAAAAAAGATGACGGTTCAAAATTTGGAGCTTGATTTTTCTCAATACGAAAACAAAAGCCTTTATGAACAAGCAAGAAAAAGGGTTTTGTACCAATATTCGCAAAAGCCGATATTTCTCAAAATCATCAAAGCCTACATGGAAGAAATCCAAGAGCTTTATAAGGCTATAATTGACCTACAAAAAAGAAGTTTTATCTTTTATGGAAAGGGAGAGGACTTAGACCTTATTGGCGAGATTTTGGGGCAAAAAAGGGCATATTTCAACTATGATACATCTTTCTGGTTTGCTCCCGATGATGCGGAAACTGCTCCAGACAAAGGCTATGCTTGGGTAAAGAACGCAGAGCAAGCGGTTATTGAAAACATGAGCGATGACATGTACCGCCGATATTTGTGGGGAAAGGCACTTAAAAACCACGTTAAATTTGCATCCAGAGAAGAACTGCAAAGAATTATTTTTGAGATTATGGAAATTTATGTATCTTTCTCCGATGCGGACAAATGCGATGTAGATTTGATTGTTCCGGCATCCATAAGCAAGACCAACCGAAACTACCTCACATATTTTGCCGACAACAACCAAGTTGACCAAACGGCAAATATTCCGTATCCTGCAACTATGAACATAAAAAATGTTATTGAAAGAAAGGGCTAAAAAATGGCTATACAAAACAGAACCACAACGCTGCCGGGGATTTGGGCATCAACTGCACAGACCACCATTCCCACACCGCCGGTTGCCGGATTAACATACAGAGATACAACGCTGAACTCCACAGCCATTGACAAAGCATGGCCATTCAAAACAATTGTGGATAGCTCAGACTTTAACCAACACGCATTTTTGCAAGACACCCTCATCAAAGAAGCCGAGCAATATGGTGTCATGCGTTGGAACAATACCACCACCTACAAAGAGGGCGGTTTTTGCTTGGCACAAGACGGAAAGATATATCAGGCCTTGAGAGATAACCAAGGCAAAAAACCAACCGCAAGCCCGGATGATTGGGGAATATATCCTGAATTGTCTCCTTATCAGCTAAAATCAAATTTATCACAAGTTCTTGATAGCTCAACCGAAAAATACCCGAGCAATAAGGCTGTACTTGATGCTATAAATAGTAAAACTTTGTCTGTTGGCTTATTAATGCCTTTTGCTGGAGACATACCACCCCCAGGATGGTTGCGTTGTGATGGTGCAGCAATAAGCCGTATAACATACGCAAATTTATTTGCAGTAATTGGTACAAAGTATGGTGTGGGTGATAGAGTTAATACCTTTAATATACCTAATTTTGTAAATCGTACTTTTTGGGGTGGATTAACTTCGGGCGCATATTTAGAAGGTACGCTTCCGAATATTACCGGAACTGTCGGAAACTTAGGACGTAAAAATGGGGCTATATTTACAGGAGCTTTTTATGACGCTGGAAACAACGGAGATGTAGATTATTCTAACGTCATTGGGGCTAAGGCAGGTTTTGACGCCTCTCGTTCTTCAAACAAATATCAAAATGGCGCATTGGTTCGTCCAGAATCTATCCAAACAATGATTTTAATTAAATACTAATGGGGGAAAATATGAAGGCTTATTTGTTTAATCCAGAAAATAAAGAATTTGAAGCAGAAATTGAAGCACAAATTGACCCTTTGGAAAGTGTAAAACAGAAAAAAGAAATCTATTTGTTGCCAGCAAATTCAACTTATGAAAAGCCACTTGATGAAAAAGATGGTTTCAAAGTAAAATGGCAAGGTTCTTCTTGGATATATGAAAAAATTCCTGAGCCAAAACCAGAGCAAGAACCAACAATTGAAGAACTAAAACTTATAAAACGCTCAGAAATAAATGCCGCCCGTGATGCCGCCGAGCAAGGCGGGTTTGAGTACATGGGGAAAACTTTTGATAGTGACCCTATAAGCTGCCAACGTATTTCAACAGCGGCTCAGGCAATGGCATTTGCACCGGAAGAAACTGCCATTGTGTGGACATGCCAAGACAATACCACAATCAGTTTGAACAAAACTCAGCTTTCTGGCTTGGTTGCAGCTTTGGCTCAATGGTCAAACACTTGCCACCAAAAAGCAACAGCTCTTAAGGCAGAGGTTGAAAAAGCCCAAACTAAAGAAGAACTTGATAAAATAACTTGGTAATAATAATTTGTAATGATGGGGGATATAAACAATGAACGAGCTTGAAAAACTTATTGCATTATCCAAAGTCGTAGCCAAGCCATGGGTTATTGCCACATGGGTATTGGCCGGCTTGTTGGCATTGTCCGTTGCCGGAAATGTTTATATGTCGTTGAATGGCGTTGAAGTTACCATGACTGCAAATGACAACGCAGAAAGCACAATCACACAATCTAACGAGTAATATGAATGAGTGAAATAGAGCAGAAATATAAAGGTGGGGCAAGGAAAATAGATATAAAAAGCAATTATCCAAATGCTAAAATTTCTGTAAAACTTCCACGTTCATCAACAATCAGGATCAAGAGAGATGAATCCAGAAAACAGGGCGATAAAGATACACATAAAAGAAATGGCACCAATGACCGCAATTCAAAAGATAGAAGACTACAAAATTCCGACACCATACAAGGAGATATTAATTGCCCTTGTGAACCGCAAAGAGGGATACGAAGCACTGGACTATCTGGCCGAGAAGTTCAGCATCCACATGGGATATTGGACTTATGGAAGAAGACTAAAAGAATCGCTCCAGATGTTCCGGAAATCAAATCTTGACTTTTACGCACGCAAAGAGTAACATATTATTGTTTTTCATTGTTCCTTTTTGATAGTTAGAGCAAAGAGCCGCCCATTTTTTCCTTTCATGGGCGGTTTTTTGTTGACATATTATGCGGTTAGTGTATAACTTGTATTGAACGCTTTACAAATCAACATTTGTTGTTTGTGAAAATTATGGCAGGATAGAGCAGTAGTAGCTCGCTTGGTTCATAACCAAGAGGTCGATGGTGCAATCCCATCTCCTGCAACCAACATTGTAGCCGGATGTTACTTCTGCCTTTGGCTACCTTTTTGAAAGTGCAGAACCGCTAGTCTTGTTAATTGTCTTAAGCGGCCTTGAGGGTGAAAGTGTTTCTTTTTTTGAGATGACACGGAAGAATTAACACTTATCGGGAGCGTAGCTCAGTGGTAGAGCTTTTTCTGGCCAGAGTTAACAACGTGTCTGTTGGTCGTGGGTTCGAATCCCGCCCTCCCGTTCAAACCACCAGCTTGACGGATTTCCGTTTTAAGGTCTGCGGTTCGTCAGGGCTTCTTGGTTCAGATGACATTAAACGGCAACCAAGCAGCGACTTGTAACCTGCAAGTTTACAAGCTCCGTTCTTCCGAGGTGCTAAATCGGAAGATTTTTTTGTGTATAACACACGATACACAAATCCGTTTGTGTAAAGTTTTCCGCCGTTTTTTATACGCAAATTGTAGATACCATTTTAACCAAGAGGGAAATATGGTAAGGACATAAATGTCCGGAGCAACTGTTCGAAAAATTTGATGAGTTGGTGCATTTTATGCACATACTGAACTTGTAAGGATTGTTTACAAGTTGGCTTGCCAAAAATCTGCCAATTTTATGCTAAGACACCAAAGGAAAAACCACCTAAGATTTGATTATAAAAAATTTTTTAGGGGGTTTTATCATGATACCAATTCGGCAATTTGACACCATTCTTCAAACACAATCCTTAAACAACAAACTTTTTCAAACCTTGGTGCAAGGCTCCGAGGACACCGCCATTAAAGCAACCATTCAGCAAGACGGCAAAAATATTCAGATTGATACTAGTGCGGAGATAGAATTATCGGTTCTTTACAACGGCGGAACAACCCAAACCTACCACACAGACAAAGCAAAATCAGATTTTCCGGCAACCATAGAAAGCGATGGCACGCTCATCATCAAATTTAATGAGATGATGACGACCGTCTTCGGCACGCACAAGCTGTTTTTGAAGATTGTGGATACAAACACATCATACGCTCTTGCCATGGATTATACAGTCATTAAAAACGATGCCTACAATCCACAATCAACCCCGAACAACTTGCCGGCATATAATTCCCTTGTGGCCGAACTCCCCAAAAAGCTCAACAAAGATATGTCAAACGTTGATGACGTGGCATTTAAGGCAAAGTTATCCACCATGGGCATTGGTGTTGATGAAACACCAACGCAAATAAGGGACAAGCTCCAAACACTCAAAGCCGATGAAAGATTGGACAGTTCAGCCGTCAAGAATTGCCTGACAACCGACCTAAAAGATGTTGACCTTGCCAAACTTGACGAGAAGTTCCAAGCCACTGACAGCGGAAAAGAGCTGCAAAGACAAGCGTCCGCAATCAGCACAAAGGCAAGCAAAGACTTGTCGGACGTTGATGTGGCGGACTTAGAAACGGCTTTTGAAAAGACGTCATCTCATACGACTCTGGTTGATACTGCAAGAGATTTAGGCAACAAAGCCGAAACAAACCTTAACAATGTTTTAACCTCTGATTTATCCGAGAAAATAAAGCTAACAAATGCTTATAAAGACATGGCTGGGCGCACTGGTGGCGGATTGACACCTGACGAAGTACGGGCATTATTTGAGGCAAATTATTTTGAAGAAGTCGGAGCAGTGGACTTGTCGCAAGCCCCGTTCACAGCGACAACGCTTGTGCTTGCTTATCAGTTCAATACAGACAATGAAACAATCACGCAAATTTTGCCACCGATAGCACAAAATAAAACGATAATGATTAAAGTTATACCGGCAAGCGGAATATCAAACCCGACTTTGATTTTACAGCCGAACGGTTCCGACCATATAAACGGAGCATCCACTTCGTTAACAATCACTAATACCGGCTATGTCGGTTATTTGTTGCCTATTGCTAACAATTCAAATTGGGAATTTTACCCACACGAAACAACGCACGATTTTAGTCTTGCGGTATCTGATGACAAAGGCAATGCGCATATTGGGATTAACTCGGTTCAGTTTAATAAATCTACCGTAACGGAAAACGGCGGTATATTAGAGGTTGAGCCGGATATGTCAACAAGTGGAAGTTTGACTTTCACGGATTTTGAGGGGCGCACTTTCACAAGCGATAAAATACAATCAATGGATAAGTCCTTGCGGATTTCAAACCTTGGCGGCATTGCCGATTTTTCAAGAGGATTGCAGGAGCATAATGAGGGAATACACGCCTGTTTAGGCAATGACCAGTTAATCAACTCAAAATATGGCCGCGCTAAACTTTACTTTGGCGATATAAGAGTTAAGGGCGGTTCTTTTGTTTATACAAATATGCAAGACAAATCTTTTGTTGTTGATGATGTTGACCCACAGGACGACCCAAACATCAGCGGCGGAACGACATTTATTGCTGCAATATACTATGAGCCGAATTTAAGAACTGACAACACAGTATCACAGGACGGCTTTATTAGGTTAGAGCTTGTTGATGATACAGACACGCCGTTGACAGACAATAACGGCCAGCCAATGGCAGCACAGATTGACTACAAAGCGGGTGATACAATTAAGCCGGAGCTATATATCGGCGAATTTCAAGCAAAAGCATTTACCAACGTACATTTAAGAATTGAGTTAGGCTTTCCGAATGATGAGGTTATCCCAGTCGGAGCGAACACACAAATCTGTTTGCAGGCTATTAGCAAAGATGAAAGTTCCGGCCTTGCTTTATTGTCGTTTATGGCTTTCACAGGCTTTAGAATTGGTTTTGACACGGTTTATTATGGCTTTAATTCTCTCAATCTTGCGCAGTTCTTGCTGTTTCAAGAGGCAGAAACTGAGATAACCGGAGAAATGGAACTGGGAGATAACACTTTCTTGAACTTGGCGACCCCTTGCAAAGTGGCTGTTGACAATTATCATTTGATGATTAAGGACAACGGAAAAGATATTCCGGTATGGGATATTATGAAGTTTTATGACGAATATGACAGCCGGAATATTAGTGGTAAAAATATCACCGTTAAGGCAACCCTTACCGACAAAGACAATGCTTTTGACGTTTCCTTGTTGGAATATACCGGCTCTGTTGTTCCAGTTCCTAGACCGCACGTATTGTCTTATAATAACTCTAATCCGGTATTTACGGCGGGTTGGCGTGTTGTCGACAATATGTTTATAAGCGAAGATGTTGTATCTGGAGAACATACACAGACAAAAATATTTACGGTGCCGGATAACTCTAAAGGCATTGCTATAATGATGTATCAGCACGTTTCGCAAATGCCAAGTACTCTGCAACTAAAAGACTTAGAGGCTGACATCACGCCGTGGTTTAACCGAGTGATGATAACCGACAATTCGCATATTAGCGAGCAGTATTTGCGCAACCTTGATTATGTTTATCGAAGTATTGTTGCTGTACCTGCCGGATATGCAAGTTATCGCTATACCGTAAACAGCACAAAAACAAAACTGCCGGTTGGGGTGTTCAGCGGCGGTGATAACAAAATCGTTAATGATAACGCTTGGACGGATGCCGGAAGTACAGACCCAAACAAAACGCAAGGCGATATTAAGTTCTTGGCTGACGGTGTTGTAACAATGAGCTATCAGGCGCAATGCTATAACGAGCAAGGAACAATAAACAATGGTGAGTTTTGGCTTGAAAAAGTGTCGGACAGCTCAGAAGTGGCAGGTTCGCACTATGCGACCACGATTGAGGCACAACGGACAACCCCTAAAAACATTCAAAGCCCGAAGTTTACATTTAGCGTAAAGGCAAATGAAACTTACCGCTTTTATGGCAAATCGAATAAAGATGACGGCTTTTATTTGCAGACTTCAACCGTTGCAAATCCCCTTATTCGTTTTGATTATGAGTTTGAGGAACTGTCAGAAGTCACAAAATTGGCGTTAGATGATGCCTTTTCAAAAACCAACGAGATAAAGTTTGTGAAAGCTGACGGCACGGAAGTAACAAATAAAATTCTTGTGTATGACATCGACAGCGGAAAATTCAAACTGGAGGATAAAGCCTAATGACACAGCAAATTGTAACTTTTGATGACGAAACGATTGCCGCCGGAAAGTTCTACGCAATCTTTGTGAACAAAGACAACGCTCCTTTGCTTTTGGAGATAGACCATATTATTGGGCTGAAGCACGAGTTTTCAAACACCAGATACTTGGAATTTGAAACCAACATCAGCAACCCGAGCATTCAGGCATACGAAAAAATATCTGACAATGTTTTCAAAAAAATCGAGTGCGACATCAAGGTTAAAAACCTTGAAAGCACCAGAATTATTATTGCCGAGTTCAACAAACCGATGACCGGATATGTCATCATAAAATAGGAGAAAATAAAAATGGTAAAAAACATTTATACTGATTATGACTTTAACGGCGGCACCATCACCGGTATTGCGGACGGCGTGAGCGCATCCGATGCCGTAACCAAAGGGCAGCTTGACGCGCAAGACACCGCCTTGCGTGCCTATATTGACGGCGAGATTTTAGGCCTTGGGGCGTTTGTCGGCGATTTAGACCCGTCATTAGGGCTTCCGTCTTCAGGTTCAGGCGCAGAGGGCGCGATTGACGGCGGCGACTGGTGGTATATTTCATCGGACGGCTCTTTGCTTGGCATTCCGGTTCACAAAAGCGACCGTTTGCAGGCTATGGTTGATAACCCGGACACAACCGACAACACCGCCGCAAATACCGACTGGAAAGTTTTGCACAGCTATCACGAAGCCGACAGCCGCTTTGCAATCAACAACCTTGCATTAACCGCAAACACGCCCGTAACCGTCAATCACGGACTTGGCTATAAGTTTGTTCATGTTTCCGTTGCGGATGCGTCAGGCGATGCCGTAGATGTTCAGGTCAACTATGTTGACGAAAACAACCTCACTTTGACAGCAAATGCCACCGTAACCGTAAGCGGCGTTGTTTCTATCTAAGGTGAAAAGCAATGAGGGCAAAAATTAAAACGGATTTAATCCCCCACAAAACAATCCGGCCAATCTCTCTGGTTATATCTTAATTTAAGCCCTCAAAGGTCAGGATACGGCAGATTTTAAAGCTGTATCCTGTCTTTTTTATGTAAAAGATTAGTCCGGTTGACAAAGACTCTCTTGTCGGTTTATGCTTTGACTAGGGGATTCAATAAACCGGAGAGAAGAATTGTTTAAGGATATTGGAGAAACTTTGCGTGACTACGCTATTGTTGGGACTTGTATAGGAGGCGTATCGGTGTTGATTAAACCTTTTGTATCAATAAAGCAAACGATAAGAGATGCGGTTATTTCTTTCATTTTTTCAATGTTAGCAGGTCTTTTGCTTGAATACGTTGACATTCCATACAGCGTAAAAGTTGGATTATCTGGGATTGTTGGCCTTTTTGCGGTAAGGCTTTATATGATTATTGAAAGCGTATTAAAAAAAGTAGAAGAAAACCCAGACGTTGTAATTGATAAAATAAAAAACAAGCTCGATTAGCTCGGGCTTTTTTGTTTTGGGGAGAATCATGACAGAAAACGATATGGAGATTTTTGCCAAGACCATATTTGGCGAAGCTAGAGGAGAAACACGCCAAGGACAAATTGCGGTGGCGTGTTGTATTTTGAACCGCTTTAAGTCTAAAAAATGGTTCTCAGCCAAAACAATTGCCGGAGTATGTCAAAAGCCTTGGCAATTCAGTTGTTGGAACAAAAACGACCCGAACGCTCAAAAAATTGCAAAGTTAACATTCCCCTCATATTCAAAATACTTCCCGGTAATAAAAGAAGCTATGCAGAAAGACATAACCAACGGAGCGACACATTATTATGCGCCTGCATTGGTTAAATGCCCTGTTTGGGCAAAAGGGAAAACACCTTGCGCAGAAATTGGAAGCCACTTATTTTTTAAGGACATAGACTAATGATTTATTTATATTCATTTTTAATTATTGCTCTTTCATCGTTACTTTGGCGAATCAGAGGCGGTCTTTGGAAAGACTATATTCCGGCAAATAAAATATGGTATGCTTTAGCTTTTGGTTTTTACGGGTGTTTTTATTTCGGTTGGCTGTTTGAAAATTTCCTTGTTGCTTTTATCGCATGTTATACAAGCTATCAGCTTTATGGTTGGGGCGTTTACATTGGACGTTTATTGACCGGTTACGAACTAAATCCAGATACTGATAGAGAGTGCGAACTCATTGATGATTTGTTATATCCGCTACATGTTACAATAAAAGGAAATAAATATTATCTTTATCAATATCCTCGATTGTTTGGATTTTTAGGAACTTCTTTAACTGGATTAATTATTACATTTATCTGGGGTTTATTTTTCGGAAGTATCGGAATAATGTTATCCGGTCTTGGAATGGGTGTTTGTTATTTACTTGGAGGATTAATTAATAAACTGATTCCTGAACAAAAACTGGGCTGGGGATACGGTGAATTTATTAACGGTGCATATTGGGGGGCTATCCTTACTTGGTGGCTATTATGGTAAAATATGCGGTTTTTTTATTTGTTTTTATTGTTATTCTTGGCGGAGCTTATTGGGCTGGCTATCGGGTGGGAAGCTCTGATACAAAAGTTGAGTATGTGACTAAAGAGGTCGTCAAATATGTGGAAGTTGAAAAAGAAAAATCGGCAATTTATTCTGCTCCTAATATTGATCGTGATACTGCTTTGCGCATGTACGCCGAAAATAAGTTCTAGACCTTGCCCGGTTTATCCAATAGGTGGAGAAAAAGTCGGAAAAGAGCTTGAAAAAATACCCTATGCCGGATTTGAAAATTTTTGGGAGCATCAAGCTCGATTGTATAAACTTAAACAGGAGTTGGACCTTTGCCAAAAGAGATAAGAATAGTAAATGTTGGTAAATATGTTGGAGCTATAAAGCACGGACGTTGCCCGATGTACTCCATCACAATGCCGGATAAATATGATGATTGGAAAAAAGGCTTGCAAGAAGATTTTCCAGATTATAGAATCGTTGACGGAACTAAGCCAGATAGAGCGAAGGTCGCTCAATTCATAATTAAAACCACTAATTCCAGATAAGGAGAACCCCGATAGCAAAATGCCGTCGGGGTTTTATGTCAGATATAGATAACATAAATAAATTATAACTATTTGGGAGGATTGTCAATGGTGGTTTTAATTCTTGAAACTTGTTTTATTTTTGTTATAATAACCTCGGCACTAGGGTAGCTCCCGAAAAGCGAAAAGCCTATCGCCTGTGCTAATCTTTTTTTTAATAGGCTGTTTTATAAAGGCTAATAAAATGAATGATTTAACTGGTAAAAAATTTGGTAAACTAACTGTAATCAGCTATGCTTTTTCCAAAGAAGGAAAAAGATTTTGGAAATGCAAATGCGATTGCGGAAATGAAATATTTGTATATACGTCTCGATTAACTATAGGCGAAAAGACAAATTGTGGTTGTGATTTTTATCGAACTCAAACTAAACATAATTTATACAAAACTAGAATATATAAAATATTTACATCTATGAAGCAAAGATGTTACAACCCCAAAAATCCAGAATATAAAAATTATGGTCTCAGAAACATTAAGATATGTGATGAATGGCTAAACGACAGATTAAAATTTATAAATTGGGCTTATAAAAATGGGTACAAAGACAATTTAACGATTGAAAGGGTAAATGTTAATGGAAATTATTGCCCAGAGAACTGTAAATGGATAAAAAAAGAAGACCAATTAAAAAATACAACTAGAACAAAATACATAACAATAAATGGGGAAACACACCATTTATCAGAATGGATAAGAATTTCAGGAATAAGTAATTCCTGTTATCACGCAAGAAAGCATAAAGGTTATAGTGACGAAGAAGCTATATGGGGTAAAGATGTGTCAAATCTGGACAGACGCCAGCTTTGATAGTAAAACCAAAGAAGCTGGTTTAGGTATATTAATTAGACAACTGATTCCTCACGGAATTAAAGAAACTACATTGAGAATCAAGACAAAAGCCGAAGATTCGAATCAGGCGGAATTGCTTGCCATATACTATGCTCTCCAAAACATAAACGGAGTTCCTAAAAAAGAGCCTGTTTTTATTGTCACAGACAGCAAGATAGCAATAGATAGCATATTGCACCCAGAAACAAAAAAAGACAAATACAGAGCCATCGCAGAGCGAATTAGGGGGATGCTTTATTGCGAAAATTGGAGAATATATCACAAAACAGCTCACACCAAACGACAAGACAGATATTCAATCCGCCAAGCCATAACTGATAAGTTGGCTAAAAAAGCCAGACAATAAAGGTTGACATCAGACAGAAAAAGAGTAAGATAATATATGAAAAAATAAAATTGCCGTTAAGTTTTTTCATCTCCGCACCCGATGCACTTTTGCAAAGGGTGTTTTTTTGGTTGACAATTACAATATTTTATTGTAATTTTACATCGCTTTAACAGTAAAGGAGATGAAGATGACCATACAACAAATTAACAACATGAACAACGATGATGAATACTTCGCATTGCCGGCCCTTTCTGCCAGCCAGATTAAACAATTTAACGAGGGCGGATGCGGAGCTTATAGATTTTGGCAATCATCACCACTTAACCCAAACAAAAAGACCAACGCAGACAAAGATGCAAGCGATGCCCTTGTGTTTGGAAAGTTGGCTCACTGCATGCTTCTTGAGCCGGAAGAACTTGAGAAAAGATTTGTTGTTGCCGATTGGGGAGCCAAGGGCAGAGATACGGCAGCATACCGAAAATTTATAAAAGACTTCCCAGATGACCGCATTGTTGTGTCATCTGAAGAATGGGAGCGAGCCGGAACGATGATTGCAAGCCTAAGAGGGCATAAATTGGCCGCAAGTATTATTTCCGGAGCAACAACCGAGCTCCCGATTGTTTGGAGAGATGACCAAACCGGATTATTGATGAAATGCAAGGTAGATGCCATAAAACGTACAAAGAACGGCATTGTGGTTATTGACTACAAAACATCCGGCGAGATGGAGAGTTTCATCAAGTGGCCACACAAAAACAGCTATTATTTGCAAGATGCGGTCTATCGTCAGGCGATTTTTGAAAAATACGGAGAATATCCGAGCGAGTTTGTTTTTATCATGCAATCCAAAAAGCCGGACGAAGAAGAAATGATTGCCATTTTGCGATACTGCATGGAAGACGTGGAATACGCAAAAGACCGAGCCAGATATCTTATAGACACCATTGCCGAAAAATATAAACAATGGCTTGAAACCAAAGACGATAGCATCTGGCAACCATACCCAAACATCATTGAGCTGCACTTAAGCCAATGGATAACAAACAAGCAGGCGGAAGAAGAAATATAAGCCTAACAAATCCCCGGAGAAAATCTGGGGATTTTTTTTGTTTTTTGTGTTGACAATTACAAGAAAACATTATAACTTTATAGTGTTTTAATTTTAATGAGAGGAAAAAACAATGACGGAAAATGTTCCAGTAGTTCAAGAAACCAAAAAGGTTGACGTTGTTCAAAAATATGTGGATGAATTATCGGCTGGTTGGGTTCGAGTTTTGCCAAAGATTTGCACACCGGAAAGATTTGCCAGAGTTGCAGTAACATGCATTAAAAAGAACAGCAAATTGATTTTGGCATTGCAAACCAAAGAGGGCAAAAAAAGCCTTGCCGAAGCATTTATGAAATGTGCCGAGCTTGGCATTGAGCCGGACGGCCGCAGAGCTTATTTAATTCCCTACAAAAACGACATTCAACTGATTATAGACTACAAAGGCATTGCCGAGCTTGCCATGCGTAGCGGTATGATCAGCAACATTCATGCCGACAAAGTATGTGATAATGACGATTTTGAATACAACATTGGAGAAATCACCACACACCGCATTCATTTCCGCAGACCAAGAGGGGAAGCCTATGCTTATTATGCAATTGTAACCTTTAAGGACGGCACCAAGAAATGCGAGGTTATGAGCAAAGATGAGGTTGATGCCATCCGCAAGCGTTCAAAATCTCCGAACAATGGCCCATGGGTAACCGATTATGACGAAATGGCAAAAAAAACAGTGTTCAAAAGATTGTCCAAATGGTTGCCATTAAGCCCAGAACTGCAAAAAGGCATTGACATTGATAATGAAGAATATGAGATGCCAAAGCAACCGCAACAAGGATATGTTGAAGCCGACTATGAAGCCTTGCCGCTGGATGATGAAATCCCTAACTTTGACGAGAAAACCGGCGAGATTATAGAAGAACCGGAGCCGGAACAACCAAAGGCACCGGAAGCACCGGCAGAGCAACCGCAACAACAAACAATAGAATTTTAATAAATCCGGGGAGCTTCACCGGCTCCCCACTTTTTAAGGAATAAAAATATGACGGAAAACACATTAATCGTTTTGAAAGACGAAACAGTAGCTAAATTTGAGTTTAACTTTGAAGAACTTAAAAAATGGGCTTTAGAAAAGGTAGAAAAATATCAAAATTTGATGGTTACCGAAGACCAAGTCATTGACATCAAAAAAGAGATGGCCGACATCAACAAATATGCCAAAGAGATTGATGCCAAACGCAAAGAATTTGAGAAACAATACAAAGCACGCATCGACCCGGTTCTTGCCCAGATTTTGGAAATCAAAGGCATTTTTGACAGTGCATACAACGGCCTTAAAACTCAAGTGGATAGCTTTGAAGCTGCCGAGCGTGAAAAAAGACGTATTGCCGTTCAAGATTTGATTGATGAAACAATCCGCACCGAGGGATTGCAAGAATATGCAAACCGCTTTGCCATGCAAGAAAAATGGTTGAATAAGTCCACCAGCAAGAAATCAATCAAAGATGACATCCAAATCATTGCCAACGACATCAAAGCATTGATTGAAGCACAAGAGCAAGCCAGAAAACAGCATGAAGAAAAGCTTGAGCTTGTAAAGACACTTTACAAAGCAAAGGTTGAAGCCTACGGCTTTGACATCAACAAAGAAGCCTATTTTTTATCTCAATGCCAATACACCACCGGTTTGGGGCTGACAACCATGATTGAAAACTCTTTTGAAGCCGAGAAGAAATTCCGCATCCGTCAGGAAGAAATCAAAAAAGAGCAGGAAGCCAAAGCCGCTGCCGAAGCTGAAGCCAAGGCAAAAGAAGAAGCTGATGAAATCACCCCAAACGAAAGCGAAATCAAAGGCTTAACTAAACAAAACAAGGTTGATGAAATCACCCCAAAGCAAGAAAAAATCCTTGGTGGGCGTGTCAGATTTACGTTTAAGGAAAGCAATCTTGGGCAAATCAAAAACCTTATGAACCAAATCAAAGCACTCTGCGAAACTTGGGAGAACGAGTAATGGAGAGATACTACGGAGAGAAGCCGTGGCATTGGTAATAAAATTAAACAACAAGCTTAAGCAAGAGGATGTGCCAAACGCAGAGCTTCATATTCAAGCCGCCGATGACTTTCTGGAAAGAAATACGTTATACCAAAAAGGAGTTGAGGGGCTCTTAAAATAGCCTAAGAGCATCGGCAAAAAGAAAAAGGCATCAGGGTGAGGATATTCCTCCTCACCGATGCCGAATGGGAAAAAGTCAAGAAATTTATACGAAAGATGAGGGAGAAAGACCATGAATGATAAAAGCACACTTTTGGAATTATGCGAATACTTCGGGGAGCATCCGGATGACCTCGCAACACTTATAACATTTTTGATTTTTGCTTTTATTTTTGGAAGAAAGAAGAAATGAAATACATAAAACTAAATTCAGGACATAAATTTAATCAATTGACAGTGATAAAATTAGACAATTATAAAAAATTTCCTATGAAAAATGGATATTTTAGAAAAAAAGAATATTATCTATGCAAATGTGATTGTGGAAATACAACTATTGTCGAAAAAAATAATTTGTTATCTGGTCACACGAAAAGTTGTGGTTGCCATAAAATAAAAACATCTATTTTAAACGGAAAAAATAAAAAAATTCATGGTTTATCAAATAGTAGAATTTTTAATATATGGCATGGAATAAAAAATAGATGCTTTAATAAAAATGATAAAAAGAAATTTAGTTTGTATGGTGGTCGCGGTATAAACATGTGCGATGAATGGAAAAATAGTTTTGAAAATTTTTATTCTTGGGCCAAAGAAAATGGGTACAAAGAAAATTTAACTATTGATAGAATTGATGTTAATGGAAACTACTGCCCAGAAAATTGCAGATGGATTACTAATAAAGAACAACAAAACAACAAAAGGAACAATCATATCATTGAATATAATCAAAAAAAATACACAATATCTCAGTTTTGTGAAAAGTATAATATGCCTAAACATATAGTTTTAAAAAGATTAAAGAGCGGCTGGAATTTAAAAGATATAATTGAAACTCCTATAAGAGGGATAAAATGAATAAATATTTAGAAGATAAAGTGCAAATAAGTATAGTAAATTATCTAAAGTTTTATGGTTTTTTGCACACATCAACAGGTGCAGGTCTTATAAAAAACCAAAAAACACAGATATTGATGAATAGGCTTGGATATAAATCCGGCTCACCAGATTTAATAGTTTTTATAAAAAATGGAGTTGTCTGCATCGAGTGCAAAAAGCCGGCAACGTATCGTTGGAGCGAGCGATACAAACGCATGGTCATTGATGAGCGAGCCGGAACGCAGAGTGATGAGCAAAAAGAATTCCAAGCCACCATTGAAAAGCTCCCCGGACACCACTATATCGTGGCAAAAAGCGTGTCCGATGTGGTGGATTATTTCCACAAAAACAATATTCAACCAAAATAATACTTGCAAATTAAAAAAGTTGTGCATAACATCATTTTGTATTTAGAAAGTCGATAGAGAGGGAAAAAATGAAACATATTATACAAAAAAACATATCACGACACTACAAGCGATTGGAGCAAAGATTGAAAGAAATCTCTGCTCCAATTGTCGTTTTAGAAACCATTTCTAAAGAATTCCGTTTTTTGGAAAGAGATTTATTGAGTGAGTTAGAAAGTCAGGAGAATAGAGCATGTCAACCGGAAAACAAAGAACAGCTGTAATTTATAGCGATTGGAAAGACCTCATTGAAGAAATATCAAATGAGGATGCCGGCATTATATTCAAAAATCTTCTTCGCATGCTAGACAATGAGATGATGCTTGATGAGCCATCCGAAAAGGGTGTATGGCGGTTCATTGCCAAAAAATTCGGCGAGGGAATCCAAAAATGGAGTGAAAAATCAAGAGCAAATTCACGCATAGCCAAGGAAAGATGGGAAAAATCCCGTCAACAAAAAGATGATGCGAACGTATGCGAACGCATGCAAACGCATACGAACGTATGCGAACCTAAAAACACGCAATGCGAAACGATGCCTACTGTTACTGTTAATTTAAATAGTTTAAAAGATAAAGAAAAAGAAATATATAAAGAAAAAGAAAAAGAAAACCATTTTCTTGATTATCCCGATGATTTTGAGTTTTTAAGTAACAGTAAATTTTTAATTAATAAAAGTTTTAGTTTTAAGTTGGACAATCGAAACATCAAACCCTATGCCGAGAGTTATGGGCCGCAGATAATCAATGCCGTCCAAAACTGGCTTGTGAAGAACAAAGACGGCAAAGAGGTGGATTGGTGCTTCATTGCCAAGCAGTTTGAAAATTTCCGCAAGCGAAGCGGTCGGCCATTGATGATGAGATAAAGGGAGAAGTAGGAGATGAAAATAAGATTATTAGAACTTTGTGCCGGATATGGAAGCCAAGCATTGGCTTTGAAAAATTTGGGCATAGAGGTTTATTCAGAGATTGCCGAGTTTGATAAATACGCAAGTCAGGCTTATATGCAACTGCACGGAGAAACAAAGAACTACGGCGATATATATACCATAGACGAATCAAAACTGCCATATTTTGATATGATTACATACTCAACGCCTTGCCAAGACTTCTCATCGGCAGGTAAACAAGCCGGTGGCGATAAGGGTAGTGGCACACGTTCAAGCCTATTGTGGGAATGCGAGCGTATTATCCGAGCTGTTAAGCCTAAGTTTCTTTTAATGGAAAACGTGAAGAACCTTCTAAGCAAAAAGCACTGCCATAACTTCAATGAATGGTTTAAAGTACTTGAGGACATGGGATATACAAACTATTACAAAGTACTTAATGCCAAAGACTACGGCATACCGCAGAATCGGGAGCGTATTTTTTGCGTGTCTATCCTTGGCGGTGGTCAATATCTATTCCCAAACCCGAAACCCCTTGAAAAACGCTTAAAAGATATGTTGGAGGATAATGTCGATGAGAAATTTTATCTATCCGCCACCGCTGTATCTTCTTTTCTAAAATCAACGTTTACCCAGGAAAGAGACAGACTGAACACAAAGGACATAGCCAAAACTTTATGTGCGAGAGACGCACACGGTCCGCAATTGGTATCCGAGCCTGTGATCGCAGCGAGCCGGGGCAGAAATCCAGACAATCCAAGCGACCGTACTGTAGGAATTCCGACCGAGCAACGATTAGAGGTAAAGTATGATGGTTGCACAAACACTCTTACAAGCGTTCAAAAAGACAATTATGTCATTGAACCTAAAGTTATTCAAGTGGGTAATATTGTAGATAGTGGAAATTGGGATAATCCGCAAAGAGGTAGAGTTTATAGTTCAGATGGTTGTAGTCCGGCTCTTAATACTTGTCAGGGTGGCGGTTTAGAACCGAAAATAACCGAGGGATACCGCATCCGCAAGCTAACCCCAAGGGAATGCTGGCGATTGATGGGTGTGAAAGATGAGCAGTTTGACCGCTTGCATGGCATATCAAACTCGCAACTATACAAGCTTGCCGGAAATAGCATTGTGGTTGACGTTTTGGAAGCAATATTCAAAAATTTACTTATGCCTGAAACAACCGACACCAAAGGGCAATTAAGTTTGTTTTGAAACAACAGGGGGAGCAAATAAATGATGGAGAGAGGAAAGAAGCCAACGCAATTTGAAGAATTTGACCGAAAAACGCAAGAGCTTATTCAGGCAGTTGGAGAAGCAATGCAGTTGCCGGATTACAAGAAAATTTTCTCAAATTACGAAAACAAGTATGTTTTGCCGAAATTTGTTTGCTATTATGTGCTTTATGAGAGGGGCTTTAGTTATCCACACATTGGTTCAAAATTCAAAAGGAACCATACCACAATCATGTATGCGATAAAAAAAGCAAAACAGATGCCAGAGTGTATGGTCATTGCGAACGTTGTCAACGCAAAACTCAAAAGCATCGAGGTGCAGGAAGCCGTAATAGATAAATACCTCATGGGAGAGCAAAAAAACAAGATATACAAGCAAATAAAAAATTTAATTAACTCCGGCATGAATGATGAAGAAATTTGTCTTAAAGTCGATTTAACCGATGAAAGTACAAAGAAAATCATCCATTTGATAAAAAGCGGATGTAAAACAAAAAAAATCCCGGATTACAAAAATAATGTCATAAAACAAATTTATGTTTGACAATTACAATAAAGGGTTATAATATTTTTATGTTTTTATGGTAACTAAAAAAGGAAACAAAGAAATGAACTCTAAAAAAGCAAAGAAACTCCGCAAGCTTGCAAAGCAAATGGCCACCACAGATGTCGAAGTTGAATATACTCTCACAAAAAAACATCTTATTGAACTTCCTAATCTGCCAAAGCCGATTATGTGCGGAACGGTTGTAATGAAAGATACATGCACCAGAGCCTTGTATAAAAAACTAAAGAGAGGAATGTAATATGAGCGAACAAACAACTTTAATTACCAAAGAAGACGATGAAAGAAACAACATCATCGGCGGCATTGCTGTTGACCGCTTGCGTTCTTTGATTGAAAGAGTTGAACGCCTTGAAGAAGAAAAAGCCGGTATCGCTTCAGATATCAGAGATATCTTTGCCGAAGCCAAAGGAGCCGGATTTGATACAAAAGCCATGCGTGCATGCATTAAGCTTCGTAAGATGAATGCCGCTGACCGAGATGAACAAGAAATTTTGCTTGATACATACCGCAAAGCATTGAATATCTAGGAGTTAATTATGTTTAATTTTTTCAAAAACAAAAAACAAAAACCATTAGATAAACTTTCAAAAGCACTTATTTTGGAAAATATTGATAATAGGTTAAACTCCATAAAAAGATGGCATGAGAAAACCTTTCCGGATGCAACCCTTGCCGGACAGCTTGCCAAACTTGAAGAAGAAATCTGTGAATCTCTTAAAGTTGGTAAAAAAGATAAAGCTGCTTTATTTGAAGAAATAGCCGATATTTTGATAGTTTGTGCCGGTCTTCGCCGATTTGACAGTAAAATCGGAATTTCCATTGAAAATAATTATCTTAACAACGCAACCCTGGATATTTTGTCAGTTATAGATTTGGCAATAATACAAAAAATGAATAAGAACCGAAAAAGGAAATGGGAAAAGACCGAAGACGGTAGGTTTCACCATATCTGACAGCCGTGGCAGCTCCAAAGGTTGGATGGCGGCAACCTAATAACGGTATAATCGGAAACGCAAACGCTGTGCCACAAACTATTACATAAGGCTAAATTATACCAACCGCCATATTTTTTTAATTCAGGAAAGAAAGAAAATGACACGAGGACAAGAAATCTTAAAAATCCGAAAAACAATGCAGATGGGCCGAAAAGCCTTTGCTGCGGTTTGCCTTAGACGGAGCGAGCCGTCTGTCATCAAATATGAGGAAGGCTCGGTTAATCCGCCGGACATTGTGATGCAAAGAGCCAGAAAATGGCTTGAACTTTATAACGAAATTCACGAAATAAGAAGAAGATAAGTTGGAGATGATGAAATGAGAACAAGCGAATACGTATCACTTGGACACCCGGACAAAATCGCAGATTACATAAGCGAGTATATTCTTGACCGCATTCTTGAGCAAGACCAAAATGCCAGATATGCGTTGGAAGTGCAAATAAAAGACAAGTTTGTAACCCTTGGTGGGGAAATCACCACAAAAGCCAGCATTTCTGCCGAAAAATGGGTAAAAGAAGCCGTTGAGGAAATCGGTTATACAAAGAAATATGCCGAGAAATGGGGCAAGGAAAATACAATTTGCTCGGATGATTTACAAGTGCGTGTTCTTTTCTCTACCCAAAGCCCGGACATCGCTAAAGGGGTTAATCGTGACGGATGGGGCGACCAAGGCATATTCTTCGGCTATGCGGAAAACAACCCAGACACAAATTATATGCCTTTGGATCATTTCCTTGCCAAAGAACTGAACAACATCTTGTATAACAAAGCAAAGAAAGACGGCATCGGCGGTCTGGACATCAAAACCCAAATCACACTCGATGATGACGATATGATTGAAGAAATCATCGTTGCCATTCCGGCCAAAGACAAAAAAGAGTTTACAAAGATAAAACGCACAGTTGAAGCATGGGCAGGAAAGAAGAACATAACCCCCACCACAGTAACAATCATCAACGGCACCGGAAAATACATCAAGCATTCATCCATGGGAGATTGCGGAACCACCGGCCGCAAGTTGGCGGTTGACTTCTATGGCGGAAACTCCCCCATCGGGGGCGGTAGCCCATGGACAAAGGACGGCACCAAGGCAGACCTTGCTTTGAACATTGTCGCCAGAGCATCAGCAATTTTTGAATTGACAGAATCAACGCATCCGTTCAAATTCTCCGCAGAATGTCGCCTGAGCTGCTGCATTGGCAAGGCACAAATAAACGCAACAGTGCTTATAAAAGACAAATACGGCCAACTTCTTGAAAAAAAATCAAACAAAACAGATTTGTGTCCTACAAGAGTTATTGGAGCATTCGGTTTGCAAAATCCAAAATTTGCGGTATTATGCAAGAGGGGATTATTTGGTGTCATAGATAACGAACATCCTTGGGAGAGATAAAAAATGCCGTTTGTTGAGGTCAAAAAGAACGGAAAAACAACTTTCCGATTTGTTGAAGACTTAAAAGAATACGATGAAAGAAAGTATGAAAACGAAGAACAAGGGGATCTGACCACGGGGTCGGCTTCCCTTGTTTCCGTTGGACTATCCAAAGAACGATTTGATGAAATCTTTAATAAAGGGGAAAAAGATGCTTGAAAAAGAAGAAAATGTCAATCCTGACAAATACGCACTTGAAGAACCTTTGATATTTAAGGCTTCAATATTTAACAACATCAAAGACAAAAACACTCTGGCGCAGATAAATCAGCTCAAAGCGGCATATCTTGAAGAAATATCCCAAATCTGCAACATGCCTAAAGAAGACTTTGCAGACGAAACGCAAATCTATGTTGTCGCCCAAGATATTAACAACCGCGTCATCGGGTTTATCTCGGTGGGTTTCGGACACCCGACCAAGGAAGTCTGGGCTTGCCACGTTTACACAATGCCAGAGTTCAGAAGAAAGGGCGTGTATAAAGAAATGATTGAACGTTTGAAGCTATTCACCCAGCAAATTGGATACAAGCGGATTGTGTCCGGTGTGTTCAAGGTGAATAAAGCCAGCAAAAGAGCACATCAAAAACTCGGTTTTGTCGCCGTGTCAGACATCATGCACCTGAATATTTTGTAAAATCTTATCGGGTTTATATTGTAATTTTGGAGAAAATTATGCGAAGAGGCACTAAAAAGAGAGAGAACTACACCCCAGAAGAAGCCCGTATCTTTGGAGCTCTTGGCGGAAAAGCATCAGCCGATGCCAGAAGACGAAAGAAAAGCCTGAAAGAACTCACGCAGGCCTTGCTTGAAATGAAACCGCACGCAGTCATCGCCGCAAAGTCAAAACAGCTATTCCCCGAAATCAATCCGGAAGATTTAACCAATGGTATGGTTTTGGCAATGGCTATGTTTGACAAGGCGATAAAAGAGCAAGATGTCAAAGCCGCGCAGTTTGTGCGAGATACGGCCGGAGAGATGCCGGAGCAGGTCATAAGCGGAAACCTTGGGCAATCAACCGTCTTTGTTACCGAGCAAGACCAAAACAATATCATCAAGCATATTCAAGAAGTATTAAATGATGGCCAACCAAAAACAGAAAAAACAAGCAAGTCCAAAAAAGGAACAAAAAAATAATACCGTTTTATCGGGCGAAATCAATCGGGAATATCTCGGCAAGACATTGCTGGATGCCGGTTTTGAAGTTTGGTTTCGTTATATGTTCCGAGTTCTTGAGGGTAAGCCTTTTATTATGGACCGTATCCACAAAGATATGTTCAACGTTTTTGATGACCTATACAACCTGCGAATAACCCGCGAATGCATGAACATTCCGCCCCGAGCCGGAAAAACAACCCTCTGCAAATATTGGCTCATTTACTGCCTTACCAAAAACCCGAGGTGTAATTTTATTTATACATCATTCTCGCAAATGCTCCTATCAGACATTGCCCGTGAAGTGGCTCAGATTTTAGAGCATCCGATATACAAAGAACTCTACGGCAACGGCTTGCTTGGCATGGAAGAAAAGGAAGAAAACCCGATTGATGACTTCTGGCGTGAATATCTGCTGAAAGAAACAGGGAAAGCCGTGTACGCCAGCAAACGCATCATAACGGCAAAAGGCGGGCAAATTCTGTTTGCATCCATTGGTTCAACCATTACCGGGTTTGGCTGTTTTGACTATAACACAGAAGTTTTAACAGAAAAGGGGTTTATGAAACTCGGATATATTGTGGAAAACAAAATAGACGTGAAAGTTTGGAGCTATAATTTTGACAAAAGGCAGAAAGAGTTGCAGCCAATATACGATTATGTCAAAAACGAAAATTCGCCCTATATGGAGATTGAGCTAGATAACGGAGAAAAAATAAACTGCACGCCTGACCACGTCTTTTATTTGAAAAACGGAGAGGAGCGGCGAGCCGACTTTTTATCCGTGGGTAGTGAAATAATGTCTAATCTTTTTTATCTTCCAAACAGGTATATTGAGTTTTTCAGAAACGTATTGGCGAGAATTGTTTTTGTCAAGAATAAATTTAATTTCATCATCGCCAAATTTTTCAAAAATATAATCAGCAGCCGTTTTTACTCCTCTTTGAAATCTAAAGCCGTCTGTTACTTTCGCCCACGCACAACCACACTTGATGTCGCTAACGGAGCCATAACAAATACCAAAACTTTCGGCAATTTCTTTGTATGGACGGGGGTCTTGTGCTATCTTTATCGCAAGCTCTTTGTTAAGTTTCTGAAATTTTCTGTTTTGTTCAAATTTATCAAGGGTATTTTGCTTGGTAGTACCATAACAAAGGTTTTCAAGTCTATTATCCGACCTGTCAGAATTAAGATGTCTTGTTTCAAGAGAGGATTCTCCGACAAAAGTCTTAAGAACAAGACGATGCACAAAAAAATGGTATCTCTTATCGGCGGTATGAAGTTCAACAGATTTATACCCTTTATATGTGGTTCGTTGTTTAAGAATGCGATTTGTTTTAGCAGAGAAAATTTTGCCACACTTAGAGATAAAATACCCTTTAAATTCGGGAATAGGAAAATAGTCAATATTGTCAACTGTAATCATAGCGCCCCCAGTTATTGTGTTACCTTATGGAATAACAATAACCTGTTTATAACCAAAAGTCAAATATTGGTTCATAATTGCGGAATAAGAGGAAATACAACCTTTTCGGGAGCGTTAGTCCTGGACGATGCAAACAAGCCGGCCGATATTCAATCTGAGGTTATGCGCGAAAAAGTCCGCAAATATTATGATGAAACCTTGCTCTCACGCTTGAACGACAGTAACGTGCCGATATTTAACATTCAGCAGAGGCTCCATCTCGGCGACTTATCCGGATATTTGCTTGAGCAATACAAATTTGACAGCATCATAAAGCCGTTGCTTGAACCGGACGGCACATGCAACATCGCAAGCCAATACACCCCGGAGCGTATCAAAGAAATATCATTCAATGATACCATGTTCCAAGCACAATATCAGCAATCACCGGTAGCCGAAAAAGGAAACATCATCCAACGTGATTGGTGGGTTTATTATGATCCGGACAACACACCTATTGACGGCAAGTTAATAATAACGGCAGATACCGCCTATAAAAAGACGGTAACAGCAGACTATTCTTGTTTTCAAGTTTGGGAGCTGTTGCGTAAAGAGATGCGTATGCGTGATATGATTGTCGGCAAGTGGGAATTCCCCGAGCTTTTGGAAAGGGCGAGCTGGATATGGAAAAAGTGGACGGACGACAGCTTAATTAATCCGGCTGCATTTATGTACATTGAAGACAAAGCATCCGGCATCAGCTTGGAGCAAACGCTTATACAATCCGGCATCAATGCCATTTGTTGGAAGCCCAAAGAATATGACTACCCAGAGGACAAGGTCGGCAGAACAAGAGAGCTTTCATGGGATGTTTATCGTGGTCTTGTAAAATTGAAAAAAGATGATAAAATGAGCCAGTATCTAGTCAATGAAGCGGCATTGTTTGCCGAAGACATGTCGCACGCGCACGACGATTCTTGTTTTGTTGCGGGAACAAAAGTCGCCACAATTTTTGGAGATAAAAATATAGAGGAATTAAAAGTTGGTGATTTAGTCATAACTCCTTGGGGTGTTTCTCCGATAACACGAACAACAAGCAGAATGAAGCCGGTTATTGATAATATTGGATTAACCGGAACTAAAGACCACAAAATATACACAACACACGATTATTCTTTTGACAGCCTTGAAAATGTTGATTATTCTATGGTTAGTAAATTAACCATAGAGGAATTAATCTCATGGCAAATAAAATCTTTATACTGTTCAATGGCAAAAAATACTATCGTAACCCAAAGACAGGATATTATGAAAATAAAATCTTTGCTTACGGAAAAAGAAAAACATTCCGGCTTCATCGGGTTGTGTATGAATTTTATTCGGGAAAAGAAATTCCTAAAGGCTATCACATTCACCACAAAGATGAAAATAAAGATAATAACGATTTTAGCAATTTGGTTCTTTTATCAAGTAGTGAACACGCTAAACTTCATGGCAAAAAAACCGCTGAAATTTGGAAAAGACCTGAAATGCAAGAAGCAAATAAAAGAGGTAGAGAAATGTGCAAAGAGTGGCATCGCTCAAAAGAGGGGAGAGATTGGCACTCAAAACATCAAAAAGAATACATTGCCAAACTTCATATTACTAAAATATGTCCCGATTGCGGAAGAAGATTTAATACCCCAAACGACCACAGAGAGCAGACAATATGTCGATGGTGTCGAGATAAGTACCTTAAAAGAGAACTACGCAGGAAAGCCAAAGAAAAGGGTTTATAATATAACAGTTCGAGCTGGTTGCTATTATGCAAATAATATTTTAGTATCAAATTGTGATGCCGCATCAATGGCCCATTCTATCTGGAGATATGCCGGGGGCGGACAATAAAGGAAACACCAATGACACGAAGAAACAAAAACAAATCGCAAAAAGTTGTTAATACCATTCTAACCGGAGCCGGTGCAAACACCACACAAGACCGTGGAAGCCAGCAAACAGCGGCTATATACTCACGCAACCCATATTTTAGAAACGACTTTTATAGCCGTTGGCAAGAGTGGGTGCGTTGGTACAATACGAGTTGGGAAGCCGGAAAAATTGTGGATATTCCTGTTCAAGATGCATTCCGCATTCCGGTAAAGATTACCGGACTAGAACAACCGGACATTGAAGCCATTGAAAAGTACATGAAATATCTTGATGTTAACAACAACTTCAAGCGAGCCGCCACCATTGAGCGATTGCTTGGCGGTTGTGTCATTATCGTTGGTGTAAAAGATGAGAAAGACGACCCGGAAGAAGTTCTTGACCTTAAAAGACTAAAACAAGGCGGCATCACGTTCTTAAACGTCATTACGACCGAAAAGATAACCAAGTGCGAATATGAAACAGACGTATTCAGCCCGGAATATGACAAGCCGAAATATTACATGATAAACGGCATCAAGACCCACGTCAGCCGATTGATTGTCTTTGACGGCGACCCATTGTTTAATCACACATCCATGAACCTTATGCAAAACTTCCGCTACAATCCGGCAGGCTTTGGCGAGAGCATATTGTCCAGAGTATATGACAGCCTTGTTCGAGCAACCGGAACGCAAGAGGGAGCATATCACCTTGTGAACCTCGCATCAGTTCTCTTGGTCAAATGTGAACGATTTATTGACCTGCAAGCCACCAAGCAAGGCAATGCAGCCCTGAACATGCTTGATAAGATTGCCGAGCAACTGAGCATATACCGTGGAGCGGTTATAGACGGCAAAGGAACAGAGATAGCTCAACACTCTGCAACATTTGGCAGCGTTCCGGAGCTTTTGAACACATACCTACAAATCCTTGCGGCCGGCTCCGATATTCCGGCAACTCGTTTCTTAGGCGATAGTCCGTCAGGCTTAAACTCCACCGGAGAAAGCGACCTTGAAAACTATTACAACAACATTGACAGCTACCAAACCACACGCTTGGAGCCAAAATATCGCAAGATGCTTGATATTATCGGCTCGTGCATTTGGGGCTTTAACGTCTGGAAAGAAAAATCGCAAAACTTAGAGATTGAGTTTGAGCCGCTTTGGAACATTAACAAAATGGACCAAGCAACTGTTGACAAGACCAGAGCCGACATTCTCCGCCAATTCAAAGAAGACGGCATCATCAGCGACAAGCAATATGCTGAAGAAATCAATAGCAAGAAAATTCTTGATATTGAGCTTGATGTGGAAGAATATGACGAAGATCGAGAAGAATTGATTGACGGCTCGGACATTCCCAGCTTGCGAGATGAAACCGACCGAGTAATTGATACCATAGGAGCAAAGCCAAATGTCGATAGTGGTGCTAAACCAGAAGCCGGACAAGGTTAAAAAAAGCCAAAAAGGCAACCCGATAAAAACTCCTAAAAGCTTGGAAGACGATGCAAGGGTAAGCATTAACCGCATTGTGCGAGAAGTAAATGCCGAGCTGCGCGCCATATCAGAGGATGCCCGGACAAACACCCCAGAGCAAACCGCCGCGCTTTTGGATGACTTCAAACGCAGATGGCGAGCCATCATTGAACAAAGGGCTGACAGCATAAGCAAAGAGTGGGTAAAAGCCATTGACGAAAACAACTACGAAAAAACAATGGCCATGCTCCGCAAAGCCTTTGGCATAGAAATCAGCGCAATTTTGGAAGACAAAGACATTGCCGACACTTTGGAAGCCATGCGGCTCAATATGGTCAACTTGATTGTAACCATACCGGAAGAAGCTCTAAAAAGGGTTGCCTTGCGTATTTATGAAAACTACCAAGGCATACCTATGCCGGAAAACCGCACGCTTCAGCAACAAATAAGCCAAGAGTTCAAAACCACATACAGACAAGCCAAAGTCATCGCACGCGACCAAACGGCCAAGATAAACTCATCATTAAACAAAATCCGGCAGCAAAAGCTCGGTGTTGACATTTACATCTGGCAGACCATGCGAGATGGCCGAGTAGTGGGAAAGCCGGGCGGATTATATCCCAAAGGCAATGATGCACACGGAAACCACTACATCATGCAAGGTTTATATTGCAAATACAGCGACCCAAGCGTATTCTCAACCGATGGCAAGACATGGCGGAAAAGAACCGCACAAATGCCAAAGGGAGAACCCGGAACAGATATCCAATGCCGATGCTTTGCCGAACCGGTTTTATATTGGGAAGCCGTCAAGAAAAATCTTGTTGTAGCCTAAGAAAACCAAGCACTCCGTAAAAAGAGTGCATTTTTTTGCATAAATTATAAAAAAGTGCTTGCATATTACAATTATTTGTTATAACGTAAAGACCATAAAGGAGATGAAACATGGCATACAAAAAATTAAATGAAGCATTAAAAAAAGAGCTTCTCAAGAAAGTTGATGAAATGGAAGTCAACGTAGAGGAGCTAGAAAGCTACCATCGTGAATATAATCCGTTTGGAGTTCCTGCTGAATATGCAACATGGGAATACGATTGGGATGAAAACGAAGAATGGCAAGCCAAAATCAAAAAAGCAAAAAAATACCTTTCTGAAAATCAAGCATACGAGATTTTGACCCTTGCCGATGAAGACTGGGACAATCAAGACGATAACGATTGCACCACCTTAACAAACGAATGTATCAACTATCTTTCAACCTTGGAGAATTAATATGTTTACAGATGAACAATGGAAAACAATCCAGCAATTTGATGCTCAAGGAAAATCAAATCCAAAATACACCAATGAAGAAAAGCTTACTTTCTGGTTCTGCGGTGCCATCATGCTTTATTTAATCTGCCAAGTTGCAAGAGTGGCACTATGAAAAAGGACAAAATCGAGCAATTTGCCGAAGACATTGAAAATCTTCGCCAGAAAGTCGCAAAAGTGAAAAGCGAAGAAAAAAACAAAGATAAGTTCACCAAGAAAAAAAGACTGGAAGCAATTCCGGGCAAACATTAATAAGGAGAAAATATAATGGGTGAAATAGCACAAATTGAGCCAAGCTATGATGATTTGGCCTTTGAACCGGAAATGACTTGGGAAGAGTTGGTTGAAAAAGCTAAAGAGCTTGGATATAAAATCACAGAATATTCTCCTTATAAAGAGAATAGAATAGGACATATGTTGTCAAAATATTTCGATTGCACATCTATTGATTTTTTAGACAAAGGAGAAATATGGGTTGATGGGGCGACTTTAGCTTTTGATAGAACATCCTCTCAGATGTATCAAATAATGTTAGCATTGGAGGATTAAAATGACAAGAGAGATGAAAAAAACTTTAAGAGGTCGTCTCCCGGACGGAACGGCAAACCCGATTGATATTTATGTTGGAAACAGAATTCAGTTAAGACGTAAGCTTTTAGGCTTGAGCCAAGAAAAGCTCGCCGCTATGTTAGGCATTACGTTTCAGCAAGTGCAAAAATACGAAAAAGGCATGAACCGCATCGGAGCAAGCCGCTTGTGGGATATGAGCAACATCTTGGATGTGCCGGTATCTTTCTTTTTTTCCGGCTTAACCAAAGAAGAAACCGATAAAAGCCCGGCGGCTCTTAACGGCTTGAAAATTGAAAAAGAGCAAGCAGATGCCAGCGACCCATTGACCGACAACGGCACAATCGAAATGATAACGGCTTTTAATAAGATAAAAAACCAAGAGTTAAAAGAGGGCTTACGAAAAGCCATCATCGCCGTAGGTAAAAACTCTTATTTTGAAAAGGAAGAAAGATAATGGCAAATTTAGAGGGATATATTGTTTCTTTCAGTCATTCTGACGGATACGCAATGTTTTATAAGCCGGATAGCAGCGGTTATACATACGACCTTAACGAAGCCGGATTATATTCTTTGAAAGAGGGATTGGAAATCCAAAAAAGCACGCATGGCGAAGTTGTATGGGTTTCTGTTTTTGATATTTATGAAAAAGTCAAAAAAATGGTCAGAACGGCCCACATAAAGAAATTAAACGAAGAAGAAATATTTGCGGCCAAACTTTATGATTTTTTGCTAAAAACAGAGTTAGAAGAATGTTTCAGATATTGGGGAATGGACGATTACGAATATTATGGATATGAAATCGTTGATGAGCCTTCGGGCGGCAAGCAAGAATTTGAATATGAAGCTCTTGATGAAAAAGAAGAATTAATTGAGATGCCAGAAGAATTTAAGTATATTGACCATGAGTATTGCAACCAGCATTGCGGTATATGCGGTGATGACTATTCCGGCAACCTTTATTTTCCATTGCCAAGCGGAAAATATTTGAGATGTCATTATAAGTGCTAAAAGGAGCAAAGAGATGAGTAAATGTCTATTTTTCTTTTCTGGTACAGCTTCCTCTTTGGCTTGGGCGTCCCTTCATGCTGATAGATATACCGCATTTGGCTTACTTTTGCTGGTTAGCTTAATTTTATGGTTTTTGGGAGAATACATGAAATGATTAGCCTTGTAAAAATTTACCGAGAAATGTTTGAAAACAAACAAAAGCAACTCAACGACCTAACAAAGCAACTTGAAGATTTAAGGGCAGAAAATGACGCTTTACGTCAAAAAAATGCCGATTGGAATATTCAAATTGCGGAACATGTGAAAAAGTGCTTATATTGTAAAAATCTAAATTTTACTCAAGAGATAAAATTCCTAGATCATAAAATATCTGAATTGAGAGAAGAAAACGCAAGGCTTAAAGGCTTGCTGAAAGAGTGTAAAGAACTTATTAAGCGTTCTTTTGATGATTACCCTGATAGTGCAATTTATAGAGCAATTAACTCGGCTATCGGTGAAAGTGAGGAATGATGACAGGATTAGGAAACGCAGACGATGTTTATAAACACTATCTTAAAGTTATTGAGGAAAATAAACAGCTTGAGAAAAAGCTTGATATAGCTGTTAAGGCTTTGGAGTGTTATGCCGACCCATATAAATGGGATAATTGTATTATAAAATTTATAGCATATGGCCAACAAGAAATTGTTAATAATGGGTGTTTTACTTCGAATGGATTTGAAACGGCACAAGAAGCCCTAGCAAAGATAAAGGAGATTAAGTGATGAAAATATTTGGATACAATATTTTGAAAGATTATGAACTTGAGAGAATTAAAAAAGACCATTGGGAAGATTTTAAAAAATATCTTAAAATAAAAGAACTTTGGCGTATAACAACAATCTGGGAGAAAAAGCCTAAATGCAATTCTTGTGATGAGAACAGACAGATTACAGTCACAATGCCAGACGGAAGCTCCAGAAAAGTAAGATGTTCTTGCGATGATAGTATACGCTCATACGATATAGTTCAAGCTGAAGAAAAATGTATTATTGCTGTAAAAGGGAATAAAGTATATATGTCCACTGGATTTAGTAATTATTCAATTGTTTCTGATATTTTATTTAACAAGAACCAATTTGAAAAAGTTAAGTATTTAGATGATTGTTATTTTACTTCAAAGAAATTAGCTGAACAAGCATTAAAAATCATAAAGGAGCAAGACTAATGTCATATTTAGAAGAACTGTTGCCCGAGTTCAGAAAAGGGGCTAAGATTAGAAGACGTATTTGGGATAATAAAGAATTATTCGTAAAAATAAATGAAGCTGGCGAACCTGTTTTAAATAACGGTAATAAGTTTGAATTTTGTAGAAATATTAATTGTTCTGATTGGGAACTCTACCAAGAGCCTATTGATTGGGGCTACATCATCGAAAATAAATGCCTTTGCTGGTTTTGGGATTTTGAAAATAAAAAATATATTGGCTTTTTAAAAAGTGTAGATGAAGCAGACCCCAAATTTTTTAAAGAATCAGCAGTGTATTACAAATATTGCCGCCCCGTCCGCAGAGATGAAGTAACTTTTTATGAGGATAATAAAGATGAGGTGCAAGATGAAAGAAAAGATTAAAAAGATTTTACGATGGCTACATTGGCACGCTCCCATAATAACCACGAGGAAGAAGCAAGAGGAAGCCAAAGAACTGAGCCAAAGACTATATAAGATAAGGGTAACTTCGGCAATCCATTCCTTGCAAGAACTCAGAAAAAACACATGGGATGTTGAACGTGTGGACCGCACTATAAATTGGCTTAAAAATAAGTTTAATGGAGAATAAAAATGAATTGGAGTACAATATTTAGTTTTGCTATGTCTATTATGGCTGCCAGTTTTGGGCTTGTGTTTATGTTCTACGACAAAACGGAGCTATCGACACATTGTTTTTCTGTGGCAACATATTTGATATGTCTCGGCATATTTAATCATCTAACAGATAGAAAGAAAAATGAATTTTAAGAAATCTTTTATTGAGTTTCTGGCCCAAAGAGGTATGACCTTGGAGCAATGGCTCAAACAAAGATAAAACACCACCACAAACCCACAAAAACACCCCTTGTTGACAACTGTCGGCTTGGGGTGTTAATCTATCCCCAGAAACAAAAAAGGATTAAACAAATGCAAGTTTCAAACAAAATAAGAATGTCTATCGGCAACAAATGGCGAATTGATGATGACGGCATTATGACCGTTAGAGCCAGGGTGTTAAAAGAGGGAGTATATCCCTATTATGCCAGTGAGCTAAAAGACCTGAATATTCCGGGCGACAAGGTGGATGTTCTTATTCCGGCAAGCGAATTCACCCCCGAAGCGTTAAAAACCGGCGAGGGTAAGCCCGTAGTCATTGATGAACATGAATGGCGAACTGTTGAAAATGCCTTGACAGACGGCTATACCAAAGGCTCTGTTGCCGGAGAAATGACAGTTGAAGACAAAGGCATTTTGTGCGACCTCACAATCTTGGACGCACAAACCATAGAAGAAATCAAGAGCGGCATCTTGGTGGAGATTTCTGCCGGATATCGAGCTGATTTTGAAAAAGAAGAGGGCGAGCTAAACGGCCAGCCATATTCTTATGTTCAAAAAAACATCGTCTTCAACCATATTTTGCTTTGCCACAAAGGCGAGGGCAGATGTGGGGCCGATGTTAAAGTTATCAACAAAAAAACAGGAGAAAATAAAATGTCTTATACAATTCGCATGAAAATTGGCAATAAAGACAAAGAAATGGAATTCTCATCCAAAGAAGATGCCGACAAGGCTCAAGAGATGGCAAACGAAGCCAGCGAAGCAAAACAAGCTGACATTGACAAGGCCGTTGAAGAAGTAACTTCTTTGAAAGAACAAGTTGCCGCTTTGAACTCTGAATTGGAAGAAAAGAAATCTTCCATTGAAGAATACAAAGAAAAACTTGAAAATGCTTTGTCTGAAGAAGCTCAAGAAGAAATTGCCGAAGACCTCATCGCTCAAAAAGAAGCTGAGGAAGCCGTTGTCAATGAAGAAGTTGACGACAAAGACAAAGAAGAAGTCAAAAACTCTTTGAAAGGCATGAAACGCTCTGAGCGTGCCATGTTCTTGGCTACCCACGTAATGAACAAGCGTGGCTTGGACATTAAAGAATGGGATGACAATTCTAAAATTGCATCTTTCATGACCATTGCCGCTGAAGCAAAACAGAAAGTGCAAAACAAAAAAGCATTGAGCAACAACCCCGGCAACGTTAATGGTGCTAAAGTTGTGAACTCAAAAACCGGAAACAACGGGATGTCTGCAAAAGACCGTATGTTTTCTTGGAAACACAAATAACAAGTAGGAGAAACAAACATGTCTAGAGGTGTTTATATGGGTACTGCTTTTGGTCCTATTCAGGGCGCAGTATTCGACCAGCCGGCGGCAGGTGTTCATGGCGGACTTTACGCAGCCAGCGACATCAACCTTTGCGATGCCATTTCTGTTGGCGAAGCAAACGGAATTGATGTTGGTTGTGGTGTTGTGGCAAGTGCTATCGCATCGGCTAAAATTTCCGGTATTAACGATTTAGAGGCAAAATTGCCGGCCGCTGATGCCGCCGCAATCTATGGCTTTGTAATCAGAACACAGGCAGGATGCACCGATGCATCCGGCAAAAACTATGTTCCGGCAAAACGTCAGGCCACTGTCTTGAGATACGACAGAGTAGGCGGTCGTTTCTGGTATAAAATGCCGGCCGCATTTACTCCGGCTTCAAAAGTATACATCGCTTATACCGATGATGCCGCTGCCGGCGGTAAAGGTCATTTGACTGTAACTACCGAAGCAAGCAAAAACTTTGAATTAACCAAGCTGAAAATCCGCAACTCAGGTTCTAAGGATGATTTGGCTTTAATCGAAATCGTAGCGTAGGGGAGAATAAAACATGTCTAAAGGTTCTTTCACATACGGCGGACAAGCAAACGTAAATATGCAGGAAATCGCATTCAGCATCTATACCGCTGTTGATTCTGCGTTTTATGATGTCGAATATCCGGAGCATGACTGGTATAAAGTCGTAAAAGAAGATCAGGTGCTTTCTGATATTAACGCCGGTGCAACTCAGTATGCATTCATCAGCCGTGACCGCCAGGGTGCCGCCGCATTCAGAGGCCAGGCTGAAAACAACAACATCCCGATGGTAAGCCAGACGGCCGGTTCGTCCACTGTTCCGTTGTGCGCTTCCAATGTCGGGGCTAAAATCGACAACGAAGATGCTCGCCAGTATCAGATGGGCTTTAACGGAAACTTGGCTCAGGATTTGGGCGAATGTATGCGTTTTGCCTGCGATAACTTGGTTGAACGCTCTTTCTTCTTCGGTGATGATTCCGTAGGCTTCAAAGGCTTTATGAACTTCCCCGGTGTTACCATCTCCACAGCTTCGACAGCTGCCGCCGGTGGTACGGCTTGGAGCAAGAAAACGGCCGCTGAAATGGTAAAAGATATTACCGATGGTTTGGCTACCGTATGGACCAACTCCAGAGGCGTGTTCCTGCCCAACACGGTATTCTTGCCGTTAGAGCAGTTCAACCTCTTGGCGACCACTCCGTACACCTTGGGAGCTTCTGCCGCTGTGTTCCAATCTGCTTTGGATTATGTGAAGAAATACAACATCTACACAAATCAGCGCGGAAAAGAACTCGAAATCATTCCTATCCGTTACCTGAAGAACGCAAACGATTCCGGCGACAAAGGGCGCATGATTTTGCAGGACAGAAGCAAACGCAATCAGGCTTTGCCGTTCCCGATGGGCTACACCTTGCAGGCACCAGTTCCGGTTCCGCTGGGCGCAGAGTTCTATTCGGAACAGAAACACGGTTCTTATGTAATCCGTCAGCCGTTGTCTACTTTGTATGTAGATGGCATTTAGTAACTAATTAATTCAATGGGGAGATACCAATATGGCTTTTCCAGCAAAAACAAAAAAACAAAATAACGGAGCCGCCGCACAAAAAGCGGCTCCAACAAACCAGACAGCTAAAAACCTTTCGGCGGCAAGCGGAACGGTGGTTTTAACAAATATGACCACAAACCCGATTTTGCTAAACGAGGGCGGTCATAAAATCATGATTTATCCTAAGGAATTAAAATCTGTGGATAAAGGCGTTTTTCAGGAGCTGAAAAACAATGATATGATTAAAATCTGGCTTGATAAAGGTTTAATCAGATGCAATTACCAAGCGGACGCACAGGAAGCAGAGCGCAAAGACATCTCTGTAACTCCTGATGATGCGCCGGCCGAACTGACAAATCCGGTCGAGAAACACGAAGACGGTCGCACCGTGTCCGCAGAAGTAAAGAAGAAAGAAGCCGCTGGTTCAATTACATTGGATTAAGTAGCCAAAAGTAGGAAGCAAGAACATGAGTTTTGATTATGCACAATTTATTGCCGTATATCCCGAATTTTCCGACATTCCACAAGCAACTGTTGAATTTAAGGGAAATCTGGGCGACAAAGTCTTGAGCGATACGTCTTGGGGCGATGTGCGTGATGAAGCTCTGTTCTTGTGGACTGCTCACCGCCTTGCGTTGGAATATAACATTGCCAAGGCACTAAAAAACAACAAAAAAAATTCTATTAATCCGGGCTTAGTAAACTCGCAAAGCGCAAGCAATGCCAGCCTGTCAAATTCATACAGCCACAGCGCGATGGTTTCATCAGAAAACCCGATGGAAGCCGACTACGCACGCACAAGCTACGGCTTGGAGTTTTTATCATTGATGAACATGGTAATGCCGGCCGGCTATGTGGTTTTAAGTGGCGAAAATTACTGTTGCCGAGGATAAAATGTCAAATGTTTCTATGTCGGCAAAAATAAACAAAGAAAACAATCCCGATTGGCTTGATAAGGTCATGGCCAAAGCGGTAAAACTTACCGAGATAGAAGCAGCCGCCGGATTTCCATCCGGACAAAAAGAACTCAACACACCACACTATGACAACGGGGCCAGTATCATAGACGTGGCAATCTGGAATAATTATGGAACATATAATTCTCCTGCCCGTGATTTTATGACACCATCAGGAAAAAAAGCCAAGGAGCGATGGAACAAAATCGCTCCTGACCTTTATAATGAGGTTGTCAACGGAAAAATGGACGCTGTGGAAGCGTTAGAAAATGCCGGACAGATTGGAGCAACCGAGATAAAAAAAGCGATTGTTGACCTAAAAACACCGGCAAACGCACCCATAACCATCAATGGCGGATGGATGCACAACAAAAAAAGCGGTAAATTGTTCAAGGTTGAGGGCAAAAAGAGCAACAATCCGCTTGTGGATACCGGAGCAATGGCCAACGCAGCAACCTACGTTGTCCGCAAAAAGAAAAAATAGTCCTTTTGACTTTGTATTTTTTGTGGGGTAAACTTGAGAAAAACAATGATAGGAGAAAACAAAATGCGTGATTTCTCAAAAACAATTCGGGTTAAAAACTCCATGAGAGGCATAGACGGCATTCATTTGGATGTGCCTTTGTTTATCCGCCTTTTGGAGTTTGCCAGAGAAGATGCAAAAGATGATGTCGATTTGCACATCGTAACCGAAAACATAACAAGATTATTGCAAGGCTATGAGGAAAGCGGAGAGCCGCGCTCATTTTTAACTATGCACGATTATGACAAAATCATTGAGGGGGCAAAATAGCAATGTCGATACTGCCCTTTGATTTTAGCCAAACGTTAGCAGAATTTGCTTGCCCGGAGAGCTTCACCGCCTATGAGATGGTGGGGCAATATGTCCGGGGCGAATGGGTTATGACAAAGGAAAACGAACGCACCATTGATGAAGCCATTTTGCTCGATGTGGAAGAAGAAATACTCGAAATCTTAAGCGAGGGCAACCTTGTTGACGAGGCATACAGCATTATGTTTGCCAAAGATTATGACGAGTTCTTTATTATGGACCAGAACAACGCGACAATCCAAAACAAGCAAACATACGTTGTGATTGATGGTAAAGAGTTTATTATAAAAAGAAACCCGAAAACCGCCAAAAATTCAAACTTCCGAAGCTATTATGCGATTAAGTTCAAGGATATTGCCAATGGTTAAGACAGTAACGACAGAGGAAGCAAAAGAGCTTATCCGGGCGGCGGTCAAACTTGCCACCGGATGGGAAACAATCCTTTGGCCATCGCAAGGTCCGCAGGCGGCAAACCAATATTGCACCGTCCGCTTAAAGGACGATTTGCCGTATCAATACGACATCAGCGAAGAAAGCGTGGATGAATATGGCAATATGATATATGACGAAATCCAAGAAACAATCATGGAGTTTGAAATTCAGGCATACGGCAAGGGAGCCATGGACAAGCTCAAATCTTTTATTGCCAAGCTCAAACATGATGAACGCTTCTACGGAGCAGAGAGCAACCCAGACATGGAGCAAAAATTCAAAAACGCTCCGTTGTGGGAATATATGGGCTTAGGCGGACATGACAGCGTGCAAGACATATCCATGCCGTTTATGGGAGCCGCTCAGCCGAGGGCAATCGTCACAATTTACATGAATGCCCTTTGGCAAGACAAGCAGCCGAAATCAGAAGTTGACAGTTTTGATACGGTTGACATAACTGTGGAAAGCATAAATAATGATAACAAATTTGTGCTTGAAATTAACAAATAACAAGAAGTAGGAGAATAAGATGTCTCAATTACCAATTTCTTATGACATTCAATTCAGCCTTTCCAAAGCGAGCGGAGCGGCTGCAAGAGATATGACCTTGCTTAGTTTGTTCTCAAACAAGACAAACTTTTTGCATGGCGAAAGAGTAAAGTTGGCATCCACATGGGATGGATATCAAAAATATTGCACGGTTGGCGATACTGTATATTGGGCCGGCAATGCTTTCTTTTCAAAAACAAACAGACCAAAGAGAATGGCAATCTCTGCAATTTATGATGCCGACCAAGCTGCTTATGCTTTGTCTCCGGTGGTTAAATTGGACGAATTAAAAGCCGTTTCCGATGGTGCTTTCAAAATCACGGTTGATGGACAAGTAAAAGACATTTCCGGTCTTGACTTCCAATCTGCAACATCAATTGAAAAAGTTGCCGAAGTTTTGAACGGAGCCGCAAGCAGTGCATTTGTTGCCAGCGACTACAATGGCCAATTGCTTGTAAAATCTGCCACACAAGGCACATCATCCACCATCAGCCATGCCATGGCACCAGATAGCGGAACAGACGTATCCGACATGCTTGGATTGTCTGAAAAAGCCGGTGCAACTGTTGTGGACGGATACAAACACGGCACATTCTTAGAAGAAATAAACCAATGTATTGATTTTGCCAACAAAATGGGCGTTAACGTGTTTGGCTTTGCTTTGGATGCTGGATACAGAGATACGCAAGACCAAAAAGACTTTGCTGATTGGGTAAATGCACGCTCATATCGCTCAGTTTGCTCTTTGGTATCAAACAACCCAACCGCATATTCTGCAAGCGATAGCAACAACATTGTTGCATATTGCAACAAAAAAGGCATGAGCAACGTTGCCACATTCTACCACAACAACGCTCAGGTTTATCCTGATATTGCTTATTTGGCTGAATTTTTGGCCGTTAACTATAGCTTGGACGACCAAGTTATTGATGGCAAGTTCAAAGACATTGGCATTGAAGCCGCAAGCTTGCCGGATGTGGAAGCAAACTGGACTGTTCTTGAAAGCAAAAGAGCAAACACCATTTTATACGTTGGCGACACCGGCAAAAAGATTGTCCGCAACGGCGACCAATCATCTATTGACTGGAGAACCGATAGCTGGGTTAATATCTGCAACTTTATCTCAGAATTAGAGATTGAAACCCTGAACGTATTCTTGCGTAACAAAAAGGTTGCATATACTCCGGCAGGTCAAAACTTGCTTCTTTCTGCCGCATCTAAAATTGGTAAGAAATACACCAAAAACGGCTCATTTGCCGACCGAGAAGAACAAAACGATGCTTCAGAAAACGGCTTGTCTTTGGTGCCTGCGGTTGAACTTATTCCGCAAGAAATTTCTGAAACCACATCGGCACAACGCAAAGCCGGTATTGGCACACCAATCCAAGTCAATGTCAATGACAGCGGTTCAATGAGAACCATTGCTTTGAACATTACTGTTACAGAGTAGGGAGAATAAACAATGTCAATTAAAAAAGTTTATAACCAAAGAAACTGTTCCGCATCTTTTAATGGTATTGATTTGAAAGGCTTGATGGACGGAAGCTCTATTGTGCTCGAACGTGTGGGCGGAGAAGTTGACATCACCGAGGGAACAGACGGCGGCGGATTAAACCAAGCTACCGACCAAGGCATCAGAGTGTCAATCACGTTCCGAGAAACATCTCAATCAATTTCTATGCTTGAAACCGCAAAGACATTGCAACAAAGAACCGGTGTAACATCCGTCTTTGTTTTGCGTACCGGTGCCGATATGCTGGTAACAATTACCAACGCAATGGTAAGCAACCCGTCAAGCCTTAGCACGGGCGACAAGAAACAAGGCGGTATCACATACACCTTTGTTGGAACTGATTATTTAATCAATTAATGAAAAATCATAGGAGATAAAAATGGGGGATTTTTCAAAAATAACAATAAACAACCACGTTTATAAGGTTGAGAGCTATTCGGTTATGGATGCCGTCATGTATCACTTGGAGTTTTTGAGCAAGTTTGGCGGCCTCCTTGCCGGATTAACAAAGATTGTGACCGAGAAGAACAAAAAAGTTGAAGACACCGACTTTATTGCTCTTTTTTCTTCCATAAATCCGGAAGAAACAAAACAAATTATTAATCAGGTTTTGCAACGAGTAATCACACCGGAGAATGTTCGCTTGGACAACGAGATGGTTATTCAAAGCTGGTTTTCAAAAACAGAAAACAGCCATGAGCTTTGGCTGGTTGTTGTTGCTGCAATGGTTGAACTGTTGGGGGAACAATTGCCTGCTACGCTGAATTCAGCAGTAGTAGGCTTGAAATCAATGGTGGCAAACTTATCGACATCCCAGATGGATATCGAGCCATCAGCTTTATCTCCGGTCCAATCAAAAAAGGTATTATAAACCTTGATTATTTGACCAAAACCAGCGATGTGAAAACATTTTACATTGCAAAAAAAATAGACAATTGGCTTGATTATGCTGAGAGCCAAGCAAGAGGGGAATAACAAATGGCGATAGCAAACGAACTTGTCCAGCTTTTGAGCTTCAAACTGAGCGACCAATCTAAAGCCGCCTTTGAAACATTCAAAAAAGGGCTGTCTGATTTGCGTGAGGGAATGCAAACAGTTGCCGCTGCTGCAACCGCCACCGGAACCGCTATTGCCTACACCATCAAATCGGTATCAGACGGAGCGGTAGAATTAACCAACCTCAGTAAGACCACCGGCATTGCCACAAAAACTCTGCAAGAATATAAATACGCTGCCGAGAGTGTCGGTGTGTCTTCTGATGCCGTAACCTCAGACTTGCAAATGCTCATAGAAACCATGTCATCGCCAATTCCCGGAGAGTTTAACGAAGCATTGTTCATGATGGGCATTGGCATCCGAGATGCATCCGGTCAAATGAAATCTGCCGATGCTTTGCTTGGCGACATTGCCGACAAACTCAACGGCATGAACGAGCAAAAAGCCCTACAATGGGCAAACCGCCTTGGCTTGAGCAACGACACGCTTGTTTTAATCAAACAAGGCCGTTTAAGTCTTGAGCAACTCCGCAAGGAAGCAAATGCTCTTGGGGCAGTTATCCCTGAAGAAACACTCAAACGAGGGGCAGAATTTAAAAAGTCGCTGAATGCATTGGAGTTTGCATTTAAGGGTATTGGCCGAACGGTTGCGTTGTCGGTTGCTCCCGGTTTAACTGATGTTGTTACGTCCATGAAAGATTGGATTGTGGCAAACTCTCGCATTTTGAAGCAAGGCATAGAAAAGACCGTCAAAGGCTTGGGAGATGGCTTAACCGGAACAACGGATATTCTCGGTCGGTTTATCAAAAACATAAAAGGGTTTTTGCCAGACTTAGGGGAATTTAATGATAAAATTGATTTGGCATCACTCATCAGCGGCACATTGCGAGGTGCTTTGCTTGGCTTGCTGGTTATATTTACACCAATGATTGCCAAACTGGCATTGATTGGAACAGCGTTCACAGTTGCTGCTTTGGCCATAGAAGATTTTGTCATCTGGTGCATGAACGGAGAATCAGCTCTTGGCAAGCTCATTGACAAATGGGATAACTGGGCAGAGCGTTGGAAAAAAGAAAGCTGGTGGAAAGCAGCCATTGCCGGAATAGCAACAATTCCGCAACAGATGGGAGAAGCATTTGCCACGGGTGCATCATGGTTTGATAATTACGAGGGCAAGGGATCATATCAAGCAATGCTGCAAGGACAAGGAAGCACGACAATTAATAACTCTCCGCAAATAACCATCATGACCGGAGCCAATGCACAAGAGGTTATGAACGTGATGACACCATACATCAGCACGGCTCAAACCAACACCCCCGGACAATTCACACCATTTGTGAGGTAATATATGGTAGCTTTATCCTTAAATACAATTACAAATTTTTTATTTGGGCAAGCTCTTATAAGCTCTCCGACATACGGCGAAATTATGGCCGATGTAAAAATGTCGGAAGACCACACACGCAAAAACGAGGTAACGCAAAACACACTTGAGAGCGGAGCCGTTATTGCCGACCATGTCATCATTCATCCGAGGGTTTTGTCCATCAATTTTGGGGTAACCAATACCGGATGGACAAGTTTGCTTGAAAGCCGGAGCCAAGAGATATTTGACAAGCTGGACAACATCAGCCGCACGCAAGAGCTTATAACTGTTACAACCGAGCATTATTCCTACACAAATATGATGATTTCAAACGTCCGCATGCTTCACTCCGCACCATACAAGGGATCCTTGCAAATTGCTTGCGATTTTGAGGAGCTTAACTTCTCTGATTTGCAAGTGATAAAAAATGCCAATGTTGTGTCGCAAGAGGGCGGTATAGGAAAGTCTTTGACAAACACAGTAAATGCCGGAAAGCAGCAAGTGCAAAAGATGACCGGAAACCTAAAAAGCACGTTATCCGGCTTTGTTTCATAGGGAGATTTGCAGATGCCTTTTATTGTTCCACTTACCAATGACGGCTCACGCAGAGCAACATACAACCTCGGCGGCAAGGATTATATCATAGAAACATATTATTTGCCAAAAACCCAAACATGGCTGATGGATATTTATGACATTAATGAAAACCCGATTTTGACCGGAATTAGTCTTCTCCCCGGTGTGGATAACTTGGTTAAAGGCTTGTGCATAGAATTTGATGAGCAAGCATTCCAAGTCCAGACCACAGACGGCGGAAACAACGACACACCAGACAGCCTTGGAACAACCGCATTTTTGATTTATTATGCCAAAGGCGAAGAAGTGCCGGTAGCTTATGAGGACAAAATGCTATGACAGATTTTTGCCGGGAAATTGAGGTTATATTTGGGCCGCTTAAAGACTGGGAAAAAAACGAGGGCAAAAGTCCGCTTGTCCGCATTTTATCAGATGGCACACCAAACACATTGCGAGTTCGGGCGGCCGTATCAAAAACCATGCTTGGCGTGCCAAACTCAAGCTCTGTTTCCATTTGGAACCTCAGCCGAGAAACAAGAAACTCCATTTGTCAGAGCCAACTCAGCATGAAAGTCTATGCCGGATACAAGGGGCAGAAAAAAGAGCTTTTATTCTCCGGCGGTGTTTTGTCGGTTGTGATTGAAAAAAGCGGAGCCGACATCATCACGTACTTAAACGGACTTGATGGGCAGAGCAATCTCTTGCGTTCGGTTGTTTCTCAATCTTTTGAGCAACAGGTAGAGCTTAAAGAAGTGATAAAAAAGATTGCCGCATCAATCGAGGGGGTTGGGGTTAACCCTGAAGACATTAACGTAGATGGCAAAACCGGATATTCCGGAATTGTGGCAAGTGGCAACGCAAGAGCCGTTTTGGACAAGCTTGGTCAACAATATGGCTTTAATTGGTTTATAGAAAATGGTAGCTTTAAGGCTGTGGGCGATAAAAAAACCTTCAGCAATACAGTTGTGCTTGACGGTGCATCAAGGTTAAAGAAAGTTGCCCCATTGCTTTCTGGGCCGGCACAAGCACAAATAGGGGTGGACATTCAGGCAATGTATGTGCCGGGTGTCTCCCCCGCCAATACAATAAAGGTAAAAAGCAGCGTTAATCCGCTGATGGACGGAACCTACAAAATACACAATGCCAACTTTGACCTAGACACAAGGTCAAACAGTTGGGATATGAGTTTGCAATGCTTCACGGTGGGGTTATAAAAAATGGATTACAGCGGAAACA